GACCCTATGATGTTAAGACGTGGTGCGTTTAGACCAATGAGCGTTGAGCAAATTGCCAATAGTCGTGGTCTAGCGATGACATATCTTAATCCATCTAAGGTTTACGCAAAACAAGGTAAGTATATGCACTAATGCGCCGCCTAGGCATTGAGCAACCCCTTAGCTACCATTTGCATGTGCCTATGCCTATGAACAGATCAAGCAGGCTTAAAATCAAAACAGTTGCTGACATTAACCTGCCGCATAACAAAGGCCTGCAGTGGCGCACGCTATACGGCAACTACTTTGCTGTAGGTGGTGAGCATATTGATGATGTGAAGCACCGCTGGCGTGAAGACATACCAGGCGTTGTTGACAAATTTTTAAGCACTAACGATAAGACATTTAACAACAGCAGTACAGGCGCTTTGATTAGGCGCACGTTTGCAGAACCCTGCAGGTATGAACATGCAAGATAAAGGCGCACTGGTTATACCACTATACCTAGATAACCACCCTGAAATGGAAGTGGCAAAGGTAGTAATAAATGCAGAGTTTGCAGAAGAGTTTAATGCAGGCAAGCCTATAAAAACCCACTTTCAAAACTGCAAAGAGCATGGCCGTGAGCTGAGCCACTACAGCATGGACGGCAGCGGTAAGACACCAACAGTAAAAATAGGGAGTTTAATTACATGAGTGAAAACAAAGTAGCAAATATTTGCTTAACAGTAGTGGTTGCACTATTTGCAGCACCAATATTAGCAGTGATAATAACAGACGGTGGCCCTGGCGCAGCACAGGCAGAGCCAACTGAAACGCAGGCAGCCATTGATGCAGCATGCTACTACAACGCTACCAAGGCGCTGTACTCTGTGATTGACAGCCAAGGCCCGTACACAGAACTAGAGCAAAAAAACCTGCAGTATGCCCGTGAGCAAGTTGAAGCCGTGCAAGGTGACTACTGGCAGAAGCAGGACTGCACACAATGAATAATTTAAGCAAAGGTGAATTTATATACCAAAGCGAAATGCAGCACCACACAGCCAGCAGCACACAGGTTGAAAACCATGAGAGGTTTAATCCTGCAGCCATGCCGCAAGACCTAGGGCCACGCAGCGCTAAGAGTGTGAGGCCTAGAGAAGTTAGCGGCGCAGCCCGCCGTGCAAAAAAGAAGCGTGAGCGCCAGAACAAAAAGCGAGGTAGAAAATGAAAAAAATTACTATAGCATTTGACGTTGACGGTACGCTGCGCAAAAATACAGAAGAGCGGCACCGCACTGAGATTGAAGAGAATAAGCGCATTGTAGAAATGCTGCTGACGTTTGCCAGTTTTAAAAATGTAGAGGTGCATATTTGGAGCAACAGAGGTAAAGAGTATTGCCAGATGATACGCCAAGAGCTGCACCTGCAGAACGCTGTGCAGCTTAACCACTGCCACAAGAAGCTGTGGGCTGAGCAGCAGAGCAGTGATGATTGGGCTGACAGTGTAGATTACTTTAAGCCAGATGTTGCTATAGATGACCAGCAGCGCTTTGACGGCGGTGTGCTTAATTTGATTGTGAGGGAAAAATGAGCTATACAGGCCACAAAGATACTAAAATAAACGGCAAAAATATTGTAGATTGGCTTAAAGCTACCGTGCAGCATGAGTGTGATTTTTATGGAGTAGAACCGCTGAGTGATGAACAGATTGCAGTAGTGGTTAGCAGTATGCGCATGCACACCTTGATTATGCACGCAGCAGAGTATGATTATTCAGAGCTTGGAAAGCCTGACCAGGTGCAGGAGTTTTGGCCTATGCAGTCTAGTGTTGGCAGATATTTTAGAGATGCAGCACGTGACACTTTAGATTTAATAAACATAGGCGAGCGCAAAGAAAAGGCACGCAATGATAGACAATGACGAACCAAAGCAACAACATGAGATAATAGAATTAGATATGCAGGTTAGTAGCGTATCAAGCCAGAAAGTAGATCTTGGCACCAAGGTAATTTACTTTGCGAAGCTGAGCAGTGATGACCCTAAAACGGTAATGCTTGGTACACTGAAAGCAGGCACTAAATTAAAAGTGAAAGTATATAGCGACCATGCCCCGCAAGAAGCCAACAAAAAAGAAGAGCCCCGCTAGACCTAAAGCGTTGATAACTGCAGCCCAGGGCAAGCAGGAACGTGAGCAGGCAGAGCAGAAACGCCAAGAAGCAGTTGTTAGTAGTATCAACTGGCGGTGGCGTAAATTTGCGTTGGGCATTATGAATGGCAAAATGAACTACCGAGCTTATGCAGATGCTTATGATTTAACAGAGGTGGAAATAAACAGGAAGCAGTACCAGGTTGCCGCAGCAAATGCAAGTGTTTTGCTAAAAAATGCTAAATTTAGAGAATACTGGCGTGAATTATTACAAGAGCAGGGCTTTAACAATGATGCAGTAGACAGTGAAATGCTGCAACTTATCACAGACCCTATGACCCCGCCAACTGTGAAACGGGCAGCAATAAAAGACTACAATGAGTTAATGGGCCGTATTGTGAAAGCTGTAGACCTGACCAGCGGCGGCAAACCTATACCAATTTTAGGGCTAACGCATGAAGTGCCTACTGAGTAGGCCATGAGATTTATAGCAACAACCACGCTGCGCAAGATACTCAAGATGAAAAAGCGCTTGAAGTTTGTGCAGGGCGGTACCTCTGGTGGCAAAACTATTGCTATTCTGCAGTACCTGATAGACAAGGCCCAGCAGCGTGACGGCATTATTATTAGCGTTGTATCAGAGAGCCTGCCGCACCTTAAGCTTGGTGCCATGCGTGACTTTCTAAACATAATGAAAGGCCACAATTACTACGAAGAGAGCCGCTGGAACCGCACAGACCATACTTATACATTTTCTAACGGCAGCATCATAGAGTTTTTTAGTGCTGACAGCGGCAAGGCTACTGGCCCTAGGCGTAACGTGCTGTTTGTTAATGAGGGCAACAATGTGGCGTATCACGTGTTTCAAGACCTAGAGCTGCGAACTGATGAAGAGATTATTGTTGACTACAACCCTGTTGGTGAGTTTTGGGCGCAGACAGAAATAATGCCATACCACCCGCATGACTTTTGCATAGTGACTTACCGAGATAATGAGGGGCTTGCTGAAAGTATTATTAGAACCATTGAAGCCAGAAAGCACAACACCAACTGGTGGCGCATACACGGCAAAGGTGAAATGGGTATTAGAGAGGGCCAAGTTTACAATGACTGGCGGCCAATTAAAGAGGTGCCTGTTGAAGCCAGGCTTGAGCGCATATGGCTTGACTTTGGTTTTACTAATGACCCTACAGCAATAGGCTTTGTGTACCGCTGGAATGGTGGCTTTATATTAGATGAGATTGATTACCGCACTGGCTTAAAGAATAGGCAGATACACAAGGCCATACAGGCTGCCATTAAAGAGCGCCGCAGAACTTATGCCAGGCAGCTGCGCAAAGACGGCATGCCCCGTGATGAAGCTGTTGCTGCAGCCCTGCGGTTGAAGCCATTAACTATTGGTGATAGCTCTGAGCCTAAAAGTATTAAGGAAATTAAAGACTATGGCACAAACATAATTGGCGCAACTAAGGGTGCAGACAGTGTTGATTGGGGTATTGGCATGGTGCAAGACCAAGAAATTTATGTTACTGAGCGCAGCACCAACGTGTGGCATGAGCAGCGCAACTACCTATGGAAAGTTGACCGCAAAACAAACAAGCCATTGAACAAGCCAGAAGATGATTTTAACCACCATATGGACGGTATGCGCTATGCCATTACTGATATACTAGGCAACAAGAAACCGAAGCTAAAAAGCAGAGTTAGCATGTAATTGGCAGGTAGCATATAATAGTAAATATACAAAGCATTAGAAGTTTTTTATGATAAACAAAGCAGAGGGCAACAGATGAACATACTAGGCGTGGAAATTAACAGAGCCAAACCCGCTAAAAACAACGTACTTGAAGTTGATAAAAATGACTATAGCGATAGTGTCGCAGGCAAGTTAGCCGCACGTTATGGCAGCAGCGTTACTGTTAATGGCCGCCCTACTGGTGCAGTCTACAACCAAGAAACCATTGAAGAGATTTACCAGGGCTACATATTTGCTGCGATTAAAAAGACCAGCAACACAGTGGCAGAAATTCTAAGCACACGCATTGAAACGTTTAACCCTAATGACAAAGATGAGCTGGCGCTAGATGATAAGCACCCGTATTTGAAAGCTATTGATTTAGGCAAGCGTGATAACACCCTATTTTATAAAGGCATTGCTACATACCTAATGGTGCTTGGTGAAGCGTTTGTTGATGCAGGTATACGTACAATGGTTGCTGGCAATATCAAGCCAGTAGGCAGCCTAGAGCTTATGCAGAGTAATGAAGTTGTGCGCACCTATGATGATGACGGCGTGCTAAAAAGCTATAAGTGGAAATACAAAACACCTGCAGGCATGGAAAAAACAGACCTGTTTGTGCCTACTAACGTTATTGCTATTACTGATTTAAACCCTTGGGATTTGCGCAAAGGTTACGGCCAGATACGCCCTATTGTAGATAAGATTGCTGTTGAGAATATGGCAACTAAACTACAGAGTGCAATTATTGCTAACGGCATTAAGGCCCCTGGTATCGTGAGCAGCAAAGAAGAGCTTGGTGAAGATGAATACCAAGAGCTGCAGAACCAAGTTAAAAACCGCTGGACTAGCAACGACATGGACAAGGCAGGCACGCCTATTGTTACTAACGGTGGCTTTGTTGACTACAAGAGCTTGATAGAAGACCTAGACAAACTGGCTATGGTTAAGATACGTAACATGAACCGTGATGCTTTCATGGCTGCATTGAGCGTATCTAAAACTATTCTTGGTATTGAAGAGAGCGGCACGACCCGTGAAACAAGCCGTATACAGCGTGAGCAGTTTGTGCTTGATGCGTGTATGCCAATTGCCAACGGTATCTTGAGTGCGCTAAACCAAGACTACATTAACAGCTACCCTGTTGAGTACGCCAAAAAACCTATTAAGATGCGGGCTATTGCACCTATTGAAAAAGACCTAGAGCAAGAGCAAGGTGAAGCCAAGCTTAATAAAGAAAAAGCTGAAACGTTTAAAACCTACATTGAAGCAGGCACTGACCCGCAGCAGGCTGCAGAGCTTGCAGGCATTACATTAAAAGATGATGCAACAATTATAGTTACACCACGCCCAATATTGGTACCGCCTGTGGCTGCACCTAACGCTGCCCCTGCGCCTAATGTGAATATACAGAACCATAACCACAGCCACGACAATGACGAGCCTGTGGGCATACCTGATGTGAATAAGAACGCATTGAGCAAGGCAGAACTGACCAAGCTTGAGAAAGCAGAAGCGGGCCTTAAGACTGAGATACGCCAATTAGATACTGGCCTTGGTGAGAAGTACATAAAGAACATAAACAATGTGAGCGCTGATGAACAGCAAGAATACATTGGCAATGTTGCTAAAGCTTTGGTTGCCTACAACACAGTGAGCATTACCATATACGGTGCGCAGCGTGCGGCCCTAATGGCTAAAGACTTTGGCGTTGATGCAATAGCCTTTGACTACAATGATGCAGTGCGCAAGATTATTGAGCAGCGTATGACCAAGGTAGCTAACGGCCACTTTGCTACAGTTGATAAAGAAATTACTGGCGCTATTAGCAAGGCCAACGCTGACAACCTGCCACGCAAAGAAGTGATTAAGGCAGTGCGTGAGAAAGTACAGAACCAAGTAGCCACCTGGCAAGTAGAGCGCCTAGTGCAAACTGAGGTTAGCAATGCGTTTAACCAGTCTACGTTTTTTGCAGACAAGCAATTTATAGACGGCAACGGCTACACCAACAGAGCCTACAAAGTGTGGCGTACTAACAGCCCAAACCCTTGCCCGTTTTGTACAGGCCAGAGCGGCACGCAGGTACCGTTTGAAGATAACTTCTTTAACGTAGGTGATGTGGCCGAGGGTACGGCATCTACTGCTGACGGCAAGCGCAAGCAAGTCTACTACCCTGTGCGCTTTGTTGATATTAACGCAGGTGGCCTACACCCTAACTGTCACTGTGACTATAAGCTGGTAATTGAGTAATGGCTGACCTTGCACCAGTACCAGCTAAGGTTTACAGTTATGGTGGCTGCACAAGTTGCGGCAGCAGTTTTTGGAACTTTCTACGCCAGAACAAAATAGAGGTTGAGCATATCAATGTGCAGATACCCTACGAGCGAACGGCTGCCCAAAAGGTAGCAGCAGAGCATGGCATAGAGGGCAGGGTTTATTTTCCGCTTATACTTATTAACGGTGAGTGTATAATGGGGTTTAAGCCAGAAATTTTAAGTAACATAATAAACGAGGTACGAAACAATGGATAATATTATCAAATTAGCACAGATGCTACAGAGTGAAACACTAACAAGCAAAGAGCGTGGCCAGGGTATTATTTTAGCCCAGGCAATGTTTGGTACTAGCGCCCGTGCGCACCTAGATACTGTACGCAATGAGCTGCGCCAGAAGCCAGTTGTTAATGACAGCGGTGAAGACGTAACGCCACCAGCAGCAACGGCTACAGAGCCACAAGAGTTTACTATTGGTGAGAATAAGTACACAGCAAAACTAACTAAGGCCAAGCAAATGCAGTACCGCAAAAACGGTAAAGTAATTAGCGCTGATGATTTTGAAGCAGCCCGCAAAGAAGCTGCTGGTGAACCAACAGATAGTGGCCAAGAAAGCGAGAGCTAACATGAAGTTGCAAGATATTAAAAACGGTAAAATTAAAGTTGGCAGAACAACCACAATTAAATTTGCGGGCCAGACTTACCAAGGCAAAAAAGCAATTGATGAACTGATTGAAAAACAGGGAATTAAAAAGACAACTAACAACGTAAAGGCTGATAGTGTCACAGCAAACAAAACAGCAGCCCCTAAAGAAGCTACCAAAGCTTAGTTTAAGCGGCGGGCATCTGATTAGATGCAGCAATGTTTATTTAAAGCACGGCAGCATGCAACCATGCAGGCGGCCATTACTGTACCTAGAGTATGGCAAGGTAGAAATTAAATGCCCTGTCACTAGGTGCGGTGCTGTTAGTGAAGTAGAAATTGTGCAACCTGCTAGCTATTAGTAAACCGCTAGAGGTTGTTGTATTATAAGAGTAATGTGACGGCGAGCGCCTAGAGTGCCAAACAACGGCGCAGGTTAAAGTAACAAAGGTAGAAGTATGCCAAATAGCAAACAACTGAAAATTAGCCAGAATAACGCACCTCTTAAACCAGATGCAATTATTCAGTCTACAGTTAATGCTACGGCACGTGAAAGCGAAAACGATTCACAAGTGGTTTTGTTTGACGGTGGCCAAGAGATAACTAACGGTACTGTGCAAAAAGACGGCAGCTACTATGATATTTCTAGCCTGGACGTTGAGAACTATAACGGGAAAGTTTACGAAGACCATAACTATGGTTACCGTAACGTGCTAGGTACTGTGATTGGCTTAGTCAAAGACCCTGTTAGTAACCGTGTCACCATTGCTGGTATACGATTTAGCCGCAGCAATTATTCATCTTGGCTTGCCAAAGATTTATTGATTGAGGGCTTAGTTGAATTTAGCATTGGTACCATAGGGGTAACAGAGCAAGACGGCAAACGCAGCGACCATAGGCTTGTTGACCTTAGTATTGTGGGCATGGGAAATAATGACCACACGCTAATGGAAGAGAATAGCCTAGTAGCAGTAGCTGTTAAAAATGGCTTTGACCTTAGTAAATATAAATTAAGTGAAAACGGAGTAACTAAAATGTTTAAGATTTATAACATTAACGGCTTTGCTGTTAAAGTAAAAATCAACAACGCCGAGGGGCAAGAAACCGAAGTTGAAGTGCCTGCAGGTGGTAGCGTAGAAGCGCCAACAGCAGAAGCACAGACAACTGGACAAGAGCAAGTAGACAAGGCAGAAGCGCCTAAAGAAGATCCTGCTGCTGACCCAGCAGAAAACGGTGTAGTTAGTGCAGCTGATTTTAAAGCTGTACAGAACCAGCTAACTGAATTAGCTAAAAATATGAACACACCCGCTAAACCAGCCGAGGGTGCGCACGTAGATACAAACGGCATTGGTAAGGCAAAAGCAGTGAAAAACGAAGTTGCAAAAATGAGCGCTGGCCAAAGATTGTTTGAGCAGATTATGCTTGAGCGTAACGGTGGCGGTGCTGGTAAGACTACAGAACGATACATGGAACTTAACAGCTTTAACGCTGAGCAGCTAGTTGCTGAGGGCGTTATGGATAGCGACCTTGCACACAACGCAATGACTGATGATGCAGGCAGCGTTGGCGGCTTGATACCACCATACGAATTGCTAGACAAAATCATGCAGTGTGTTACACAGTATGACGGCTTCTTAAGCAAGTTTGGCTTCTCTGAGAGTGGCCTAAGCTACGGTTGGAACCTTGGTATAGGTGACATTGAATTTACACCAGTAGGTTACTGTGACCCAAGTGCTGAGAGTGATATGGAAACTGCATTGCAGAACCGTACACAAGAACGCCTTGCAACACACACAGTTATTTGTAACAAAGTAAGCCGCTTTAGCCCAGCTAACGTTGTGAACATTGTTGCTGGACGTTACCAGACTGGTTACAAGAAAGCCCTAGCAGCCTTTGCGATTGCAGAAATGCAAGTTGCTGTTGATGCACGTGTTACTGGTTTAGAGCGTACAGGTGGAACCGACATTGCAGCTGATGCAAACGGTAGCCTAGAGTACCCTGCAACTGGCCAAGATGACCAGGCTGCAAAAGTACTACAACTATTCACAGACTTGAGTGACTGTGTTGTTGGTGGTGTGTTTGTTATGAACAAGAAGACTGCTGCAAAGCTTATTCTTGACTTTAACCTAGGTGCAACTGGCATTATGAGCAACACTGGCACAGCCGCTGTTAACGCTTATGACAAGCTAGGTATCGCACTTGGTGGTGAAATAGTAGTTGTGCCTAGCACACTATTGCCTACACTTGGTACTGATGACACTATTACAGTGGCACGTACTACAGAGGGCGGTGGCAACGTAACAGTTGACCACGCTATATTCTACCTAGAAGCACAGAACTGGTACGGTGTAACTAACGGCGCACTACAGTTTGACATTGACAGCTTTGGCTCTTACGAAGTAAGCGTTACAAAAACTGTTGGTGGCGGTGGCTCTGGTACAGTCCAGGTTACTGAAACACGAAGCGCTAAGCAACGTGGTGAAACAGTACTCTTTGGTGAAATGTACCGAGGTGGTGGTATCTTAGACTTTAGGCAAATTGGTGGTGTTAAAGCCGCATTTGCAGCCTAACCTAAGACCCTAAGAAAATTTAAGTAGAAAGACTTTAACGCAATGGCCCTAAACCCCGCAACAATTGCAAGCCTAACTGGTAAAACTAATGATGCTGCCCTAGTAGAGCAAATAGCAGCTGCAGCATCTGAATTAGAACGCCTACTTGGTTACCCTTTGTGCGGGGCTGCCGAAGCAGAAGAGCGCATATTTACTTACAAACCAGGGTACATATGGCAGCGGGTACACCCTTTATACGGTGCGCCTACTGCCATTGTGCTGGTGCGTGGTGGTGTAGAAACTACCATTACTGATTACCAGCTTGGCCAGAACGGTGAGCTGCACGGTAGTTGGTTTAATATGTTCAGAATGTGTGATTGCAAGTTAACTTCTTGCGCCTGTGATAAACAGTGTGACTATATAAAAGTCACTGCCAAGTGGGGCTTTGCCTCACCTGAAACTGTTGAAGAGGTAGAATATTGCACGTTACCTAGCGACTTGATGCAACTGATTGGTGAAGCTGTAAAGCAGAACACAGATGCAAACCGTGACATACAGAGTGAGAATGTAGGTACACGCAGCTATGGTAAATTTGCCCGCTCTAACCAGAGCGTTTGGCAACGATATGAGGGTGTAGTTAATCACTACAAACTTAAAAGACCGAGGTTTTAAAATGCAGAGCAACATACGATTGAACCACAAGCTGCTGGTTTATGATGTACAGGCTAGTGAGTTTGGTGACACTCTTGCTGCAGGTACAGTTAACGAGTTAGCAGCCCTAGTAGAAGATACGCAGGGCTTTCAACACGGTGGTTTTGCAGACGAAAACAGCGGTAGCATCACTGCATATATATCACCTGCTGACCCTTACTATGTGAGTAAGAATGGCAGGTTGTTTGGTTTAGTGGCACAGTTCAGTAGGACAAACGAACACACGGCTTATGACTGGTACCAGATTACCAGCGTGCGGCCAGGTGAGAGCCTACTGAGCCAAGAGCCAGACCTTGTAGAGTTAACATTAAATAAGATTGTGAAACGTGAAAGCGTAGAGGTTTAACCAGTGGGCGCAACAGCTGATTTGAAATTGAAACAGGTAGCAATAGCGTTTAGGCTTAAGGGCCACAAAGCGCTAGTTAATGCTGCAGGTGACATTATTGAAGCCAGCACGCCACGCACACCATTTAAAACTGGTGAGCTAAGGCAGAAGCGCAGAGTTAAAGCAACACGCAAGGGCGCACGCATAGTGTGGCTAGCAGGCCATGCTGCAGTGCAGAACGCAGGCCAACGGGCAGGCGCTAGCTCTTTCACGAATTACACCACGCCAGGCACAGGTGATAAGTTTATTGAACATGGACTTAAAACAGTTGTGCCTAACCTATTGAGGTACTTTAAATGAGCATAGCAAAAGAGCTAGTAGATTTTCTGGTTGGTGCAGGCTTAGCCACAGCGGCCAAAATGCACCCTAGCCAGATACCTGCAACTAATTTAGAGCAGACTGATATGTGGAGTGTTGTTGCCCAGGGCGGTAGCATAAGCGGTGGAAATATCTTACAATGGAAGCGTACACAACGGCTGCTTGTTACGCACCGCCACAATGACGGTGAAGCACTTTACAACGCAGATGATGCACTACGTGCAGCAATAGGTGACTGTTTGGCACTGCCGAGCTATAAGGTTATACGGGCAACCGTGAACCCTATGACAGAGCAGGAAATGACGGGCCAGAAGCTACACGTTGCTACATGGTTAGTTGAGTTACAAATAATAAGTAAAGAAAGTGAGAGCTAAAATGGCTTTAGATATAGCAGTCGGTACTTGGCAAGTTAAGTACAATGACGAAACATTACAGGGTATAGAAGCTGCAGAGCCAGCACTAGACCAAGAAACAGTAGACATTACAACCATTGAGGGGCATAACATTACTAAGGTGCGAAGCCGTAGCGCAGAGGTAGTTATTACCGCTGTTGATACTGGTATTACAAACCTTAAAAAGATTTTGCCAAACAACTGGTTAGATAGTGCTGCACAAATAGTTGGCCAGCCAGTAGGCACAGTAGTTGCTAACACTGCCGGCGCAATTGTTTATGGCAAGCCAGACTGTGGCACAGCGGAACTAGTAGCACCATTGCAGCTAGTACCTTGTGACGGAGTGGCAGCACACACAATTACACTGTTTGACGGTGTAGCTGAAATTACTAACATTGCACTAGAAGACGGCGTACTAAAATACGAAATTACCGTTAGAAGTGAAGCAGTTGGTACACAGGTTGCTAAGGGTAGTATCACCTTTCCTAGCTAACTAGGTGGGGCAGGGTAACAGCTGCCCCAAAGCACGGTTTATAAAAATAATATAGAGGTAGAGTGATGAACAAAATTACACTTGATAGAGTTAAAAAAGAAGAGCGAGCCAGATTTGTTGTAAAGTTGCGCAATGCAGACACGCAAGAAGTGCAGGAATACCCGTACTTAATTGAGCGCCTGAGCAACAAGACAGCGGTGAACGTACAGCTACTGCAGGCAGAATTTGCCAGAGATAAAGACCGTGACAGCATAGTTGGTAGCAAGGTTATTCAAAGCATACTTGCAACCACTACGCCAACAGAGGGCAACACTGTTGACTTAATAGATATATTTGACGAAGTGAGCATTGATGCTTTAGTTGAACTGGTGAAAGGTTTAACCGAAGCGGCCAAGAGCAGCACGGTAGGCAGCACAGAGGGTTAGCTGTGAATAGGCAATATGAAATTGCAAAGGCCAGAAAAGAGCGTGAGCTGCGTGAAGATGCAGCCACCATTGCATACCACTACCCGCAGTACAGCCTTAAAGATGCAGATAACCTGCCTACAGGTGACCAAGCACTACTACTTGGTTATATAGAGCTAAATAGATACCAAGGCATGTTAGACGGGCTGAATGTGGCCACAGCAAGCCAGAGCAAAAAAGGTTACAAATCAATGAGTAGCAAATTACTAAGAATTATTAAAAGACAGGCGAGCAGATTATGAACCAGGGCGGCACAGTCACAGTTGACCTAGAGTTAAATGATAGAGAATTTAACGCCGCCCTTGGCCGTGCTGATAGCAAGGCCGCACAGTTTACTGACAAAATGGACGCACGGGCCAAGAAGCTTGGTGACTTTGGCAAGAAGATGACTGCAGCAGTAACGCTACCAATTGTTGGTGGCTTTACTCTTGCAGCCAAAAGTGCTATTGACTTTGAGAGTAGGCTAGCAGATGTTAGTACGCTTATCACAGGTGACAGCACGCAGGCAGTTGGTGAATTAAAAGACGGCATACTTGAGCTAACAAAAACTGTACCTAAGAGCGCAGATGACCTAGGGGCCGGTGCATATTCAATTGTTTCTGCAGGTATCAGTGACACAAGTGAAGCGCTGAAAGTATTAAAAGACAGTGGCCGCCTGGCTACTGCAGGTTTATCTACTACAGCAGAAGCAACTGACGTTATGACTAGTGCATTAAATGCCTTTGGTTATGATGCAAGCCAGAGCGCAGACGTTGCAGATATTCTATTTAAAACGGTTAAGGCTGGTAAAACAGACGTTAGCCAGATTGCACAGGCGTTTGGTGCCACTGCCCCTATTATCGCTGCAGCAGGTATTAGCCTTGAAGAGTTTAGTGCGGCCACTGCTGCCCTAACAACTACTGGACAGCCAGCCAGCCAGGCGCAGAACAGCCTGCGCCAAGCCGTAGTTAGCTTGCAAAAACCTACTGCAGACATGGCCAAGCTATTCAAGCTGGCAGGTATTGAGAGTGGTGAGCAGGCGCTAAAACAGGACGGCCTACAGAAGACCATGCTGAAATTGAACAAAGCTGCAGGCGGCAACGCAGAAGTATTGGCCCGTGCATACGGCTCTGTTGAAGCGCTTGGTGCAGCCACTGGCTTAACAGACACTGTATCTGGTGCATTTACAAATACGCTTGGCACAATGACAGAGGGCAGTGAAGCTCTTGGTGAAGCCTTTGATAAAAATGCTGGTACTACTGGCGCACAAATGGAAAAACTAAAAAACACTTTCACGGCATTGGGTATACAGATTGGTGACAAGTTGCTGCCGTTTGTTACCGCTGTAGGTGAAAAACTAGGTGACCTTGCTAATAAGTTTGGCGGCCTTAGTGACGGCGCACAGAACGCAATATTAGTTACAGCAGGCATAGCAGCAGCGCTTGGCCCTGTGGCACTAGCATTTAGTGCACTTATAAAAGTAGGTAAAACAACAATGGCATCATTAAAAACTGCGGCCAGTGCAGCAGGCAAAGCATGGCAGGGTGTTAAATTTGTCGCAAGTTGGGCAGGAAAATTTGCCAAGATTGTAGCCAAGGGTGCAGCCGCAGCAGCGAAATTAGCCGCACAAGCTGTAAAGATTGGTGCCAAGTGGGCAGCCCAGGCTATTGTGGCCGCCGCTGGTTGGCTTGCACAGTTTGCCTTAATGATTGCCAGGGCCGTATTTACAGCTGCCGTGTTTGTGGCACAGGCTCTGATTGCCGCAGCCGCTTGGGTTGCTAGTGCAATAGCAGTTGCTGCCGCATGGTTAATAGCAATGGCACCAGTGCTGCTAGTAATAGCCGCTATAGGCTTGGCCGTATTCTTAGTTATTAAATATTGGGAACCTATAAAAGAATTTTTTGCGAGCGTGTGGCAGAAAGTCACAGACATATTTGCAAGCGTTATTGATTGGGTTAAAAAGAACTGGCCGCTGCTACTTGCAATTATTACTGGCCCTATTGGCCTAGCTATATTGGCGGTGGTTAAAAACTTTGACAAAATCAAAGAAGTTGCAGGCAAAGTAGTTGATAAAATCAAAGGCTTTTTTGGCAGCGCAGGCACGTTTATAAAAGAAAGCTTTAGTAAAACAGTGGGTTTTATTACTGGCATACCTGGCAAAATCATTGGCGCTCTAGGTAACATGGCCAGCCTGTTATATAACTCTGGTAAAGATTTAATACAAGGCTTGCTGGACGGCGCAGGCAGTTTACTAACTAAAATTGGTACTTTCTTTTTAGACAAAGTGCCAGGTTTTATTAAGGCCCCGTTCAAAAAAGCACTTGGCATTGCTAGCCCTAGTAAGGTGTTTGGTGACTATGGTAAAAACATTGTGGACGGCCTAGCCATTGGCGTAGATAGCAACGCCAGCAAAGCGATTGCTGCAGCAGCTAACCTAGGTAACAGCGTTGCAGGCACAGCTGCAGGCGTTGACGGTGGCGGGTTTAACGTTGGCGCAGAGGGCGCAGGCTCTGGTGGTGGTGTAACCCAAATCAATAACGTATATACTGAGTACGACATGGACAGAGTAAGCCGTGACTTAGCATGGCAGTTAACGAGGTAGGCAATGGAATTTGAAATTAACGGTTTAACGATAGGCGGCAGAACCAACTTTAAGATACGCCCAGGCGTTGAGGGGTTAGATGAACCTGACCAGCGCAACAGCAGCTTTGTTTATAGTGGCCGTGACGGTGGCCTTGTAACGCAGCAATTCTATGGCATGCGGCCTATTACAATTATAGGTACGATTGTTAGCGGCACCTGTGAGCAGCATGAGCTTGACCGCCGTGAACTTGCTGCAGCGCTTGAGATACGCAAAGACTTGGACGTTACTATTAAGCTATTCACTGGCGCAACCTACAAGGTAAAGGCCCGCCGCATGCAACTAGACATGCCGCTGGTAGCGCCTACATTTAGTGATTACAAGATTGAATTATTATGCAGTGACTTTTTGCTATACCAGAATGATGCGGGCGCAGCGTTTGAAACTACCATACAGAAAGTTATTAGTGGTGGCTACATAACGCCATACGTGCTGCCTGTTGAATGGGAAGAGGGCGGAACGGGCAAGAACATAGCAAACAACGGTACAGCTCTTATATACCCGCAGATTGAGTTTAGAGATAGTGCAACAAACCCTATTATTTATAACGATACTACGGGCGAATTTATGCAGGTTAACCTAAGCATGGTTGACGGTGATGTGCTGATTATTGATATGCGTGAGCGCACAATACTTTTGAACGGCGGCAGCGTGATAGCAAACAAGAGCGCAGCCAGCACGTGGTGGGCGCTAGATACTGGCATTAACAAAGTGCGTATTGATAGTGACAGTGGTGATGATAATGTATATGCTCTGGTGCGGTGGTTTAACGGGTTTATAGGTATCTAAATGGCAACCCCGCAAAAGAAATACGAAGTTGAGCTTTGGGTTAATGATGTATTGATTGCAGATATTAGCCACCTAGCACAGCAGTTGAAGTGGCGCAAGCAGCGTAATGAAGCAGAGAGCTGCAGCTTTAGCCTAGACCTGGTTGCTTTTGAGCAGTATGCAGAGAGCATAAACCAGCACCCTAGAACTTTACTAGATAGCTATATTACAGATGTGAAGCTTAAGCGCAACGGTGAGTACTTGCTTGGCTGCCAGGTGGTGCAGGTAACGCCTACATTTAACCAGGCTGGTGCAAGTCTAGATATACGTGCTGACGGGTACCTAAACCTGTTTGTTGACCGCTACGTTACTATTAGCTTTGATGATATTGAGAGTACAGAAATTGCTAATGCTTTGCTGGTAGAAACGCAAAGTGAAACCAACGGTGACTTTGGTGTTGATGAGGGGCCGCTGCAATACACAACAGGGGTAGAGCGTGTGCGGCAGTACGTGCGTGAGAATGTGAAAGAAGAGCTGCAGAACCTAACAGAGCTGGTTACTGGTGGTTTTGATTTTGAATTTACGCATGATAAGAAATTTAATACTTACGCCAGCCTAGGCAGTGATCGTGAAGACGTTGTGCTTACATACCCTGGCAACGTTGAAACAATGACAGCACCCCGCAATGGCCAAACTATCTTTAACCATATTGACGGTATAGGCTCTGGCTTTGGTGATGAAGCAATTACAAGTACCGCAGATGATGCTGTTAGCCAGATGACATACAAGCGCCGTGAGCTGCCGCTTTCATTTAATGGTGTGAGCCTGCAAAACACACTAGACCAAAAAACAGATGCTGAGCTAGACAAGCGCCGTGATATTTTACAGCTGCCACAGATGACTATAAACGGTGAGCTTTTTGACCTGAGTGACTTGAGTGTTGGTGACAGGCCAGTGCTTGTTGTTAAGGGCCACCCGTACATAGATAACATTGACGGCCTTTATAGAATTGAAGTTATAGACGTTACTGTTGATGAAAATGAGAGTGAAGCCATAACACTAACCTTTGATGACTACGGGCTATGAGCAGAGTAAGCCACACAGGGCCGCATAGCTTTGCCACGCAGCTTAAGCAACTACTCAAAGACATTAGAAACTTGAAGCGCAGGCAGACCATTGGCCCGCAAAGCCTAGTGCTTTATCGCACAGAAAACAACACGTATGCCAGCAGTGGCATTAGCGTTGGTGCATACCAGCAGAAAAAACTAACGGTTATATTTGCGCCTGGCACTAAAAAAAACATATACGCTAAGCTTGGATATTTCCATATTGTTGCTGGTGCCAGCGGGTTTGAAACTATTGAGCAGTACCCTGACCCTGACAACCAAGACCTGCCTGACGGTAAAACTGCATGGAAAGTTATTTTTAATGCAGATGCTAATGCAGTCACGTTGCGCATAGGGTTTATACTTAAGAGTACAGATGAGGGCGTTATAAGCGTGACGGTATCATAATGGACGATAGAGTTACAATTAACCAATATACAATTGCACGGCTGCTGCGTAGGGCTAGGCGTGATATTTTGAGCTTAAAGAATAAGCAATTTGCTGGTGGTGACAACCTGGCCTTTGTTGTAAATACTACAGCTAGTACCTATGACCGTGCGCTAACGGTTGCTAACTTTGGTGAGAGCAGTATTTATTGTGAATTTAAAGGCACCAAACAAAAACACAGCATTGCAGATTTTGGCTTTAGGGTGTACACAAACGCTGCAGCAACTAATGAAACGCTGCCAGGTGATAGTGACTACCCGCTGCTTTCACCTATACGCAACAGGTTTTTTGGTACTGGCGGCACGCTAGACACCCGCAGCAAGTGGGATATTTCAGTGAGTAACTTTAGCGGCAGCAGCAAGACTTGGTATTTTAAGTACTACGTACAGAGTACGGACACTGGCATTGTAAGCGCCAGCGCGTTGCCAATATGAGAGTAACAGAGCAATTTATTAGAGAGATAAAAGATATGATGCGTGAAGTGCGTGAGCTTAAAGGTGTGCAGTTTATTGGCCGTGATAGTATACTTGGCTACCGCAAGCAAGGTGCTGGTAACTTTGATTTGTCTACAAGCCTGAGCAGCGGCCAAACGCACAAAGACTACCTGGTTACTTTCACACACGCCAGCGCTAAAAAAGGTGCATTGATTGAAATGCACAGCTTTGTGAGCCAGAACAGCAACGTACTAGCAAACTACATACCGCCTTGGGCTAACGGGGCCAACGTAGTTTTAAAGGTGCAAAAACTAATGCCGCATGGCAACACAAAAACGCAATGGTACTTAACGGTTATCAATGGTAATTTTGATTTGAGTGCAGTAAACCCTATATACGTTAAACTGTTATTTGAGGGTATGGACAATGGCAGCTTTAGCATTAGCGCAATTTAGACTATAATAAATAAGAGAGGTAATTAAACATGGCAATATATACAAGCAACCGTGACGGCGGCAAAACAGACCAAGCAGGACATTTAAGGGCAGCTACTAAAATGTGGGTGGGTGAAATTATTGAGAATTTACAAGTAACAGCAAACAGCCCGCTAGGTATGAGCGTGTTGGTGACTACAGGCATGGGGCTTATACCTAGCGGCAGTGGTTATAGCTTTCCGTTTTGGACAGATGCAAATGAAGTAGTAACGATAACAACGGCTAGTGGTGCTAATGACCGCATTGATTTAGTAGTTGCATACGTTGACCTAGACGAAACACCAAGCACTGGTGTTAGCAATAACAGCAATGATATTATAAAAATTGAAGCAGTAGCAGGCACGCCAGGTGCTGTGCCAGTGGCACCAGACAGCACTGCTATACAGTCTGCTATTGGTGCAGCTAACCCTTATATAATTCTAGGGCAAGTGCTTGTGGCGCAGTCAATTACCACTATAAACACCAGCGCCATAACTGATAGGCGCACTAAAGCAAATAACCGTGAAGCTGCTGGTACGCTTAAAGAATTTGCAGGCGCTAATCTGCCAGCGGGGTACCTTTGGTGTGCGGGCCAGGCTGTTAGCAGGACAACTTACGCTGACCTTTTTAAGTCTATAAGTACAACCTGGGGAGTTGGTGACGGTTCTACTACATTTAATGTGCCAGACCTAAGAGGGCGCACTACTGCAGGTAAGGACAATATGAACGGCACCAGCGCCAACAGACTGACTGCACCACTTGACGGTGATGTGCTAGGTGCTGTTGGTGGCGGCCAGGCCCACACGCATGATTTATCAAGCAGTGCTTATGCCAAAATAAATAATGCGGCTGGTAAAGCGGCAAGAATGTTGCGTGTTGCTACTAGCGCATGGACAAGCAACGCAAGTGCTACAGGTGGTGAGGGTGGTGATGCCTACAACTCTACTGGTGGTGCAGGCCTTGGCGGTGCTACTGATGACGGCAGTGCGCTGCAGCCTACAGCAATAGTTAATAAGATAATTGCCTACTAGAGAAATGCAAGAAAACTACCAAGGCATTTACGGTTACCCGCTAGGCGCAGCAGACTTAGTTGTTGTTGAGCGTGATAGCAAAGAGCTTAATGCAGAGCCAAGGGCGTTTGCGCCTGGCCTGCACTGGCCACCTAACACGCATAAGATAATTTTATTCTACCCTGAAAGCATGACACCTGTATGCGAAACAGAGCTTGCAGAGCTAGTTTATTGGCAGCAACATTTTGCGACCCTAGGTTTTATGGTTTACGCCGCATGTACAGATGCACCAGAAACAATAGCAGAGTGGTTTAATTCAGAAGAGAAACTGCTAAACGCAACTTACCCTATACTGAGCAGCCGCATGCTGCCAGAAAAACTGCAACTTACTTTACAGAACGGCAGAGCAAAACGTGCTACCGTGTTTCTAACAGCTGCAGGCGAAGTTGTTAAGCAAGAACATTTTTTTAGAGTAGGGCGCAGCCTTGTCGAGCTGCACAGAATGGCTTACGGTTATGTTAATAATGAACTTAATGCGAACACTTGGGTGGAACCAAAAATTAAAAGGGGTTGTGATGCCAAATAGCGAGGGGCCAACAAACGCCCAGCTGTACCACAAACTTGGACAGTTGCACGCTGATGTGCTAGCAACTAAAGGCCAGGCTGAAAAAACAAACGGTAGAGTTAATAAGCTTGAGCGCTGGCAAATTGGTATAGACATATACCTGCAGCAAATCAAAGAGCAATTAAGCAAAATATTAAATAAGCCAAAGGTTGAAATAAACCAAGAAATACAGAAGCAGTTTGTACAGCGCCGCTGGTATGACAATGACAAACTGGTTGGTGGTATAGTTGCTGTGTTATTAGCTTTCGCAACCGCAATTGGCTTTTTCGCAGGGGGCGCATAATGTTAACACCTATGGCAGTACTATTTTTAGTAACAAGAAGTTTAGCTTATATATTTTTAATATGGCTTGGCTATAGAACACCTAACAAGAACATAAAGATTGGCTTAATGACTATAGGCTGCGGTGCATTAGCACTTGGCTTATTCAATACAGCAGTCATACACTACGGCTGGCCTGCACACTTTAGGGGCTTGGCTGCTAACTTTTTTGGCCTGTCGTTAATATACGCAGCAATTAAGATACGTGGTAGCGTTAGAAGATAACTGCTATAATACAACCATAACCGAAAAGGGCAACCATGTATTACAAACTAGAAAAGAAAATATCACCAAACTACTTTACCAAGGCTGCAGCAGAGCGCTACTACAGGCGTGCTAGGCAATTCTTAAAAGGTGCTGGCCATTGGTGGGGCTTATGGCAGAGCAACTACAGCCATGCTGGTATTGTTAATGGCTTTTTGAACCCTGCACGTGACGGCAGCGCTAATGAAGTTATAAGCGACAGACTGGTTACTGTTATGGTTGAAGACCCTAACGTTGCTATTACTACGCAGAACGGGAACATTATTACTAAGTCTATTGAGTTAGACCCGCAGATTATGCACCGCTGGCGTGCAGGTGCGAGCCAAGCACAGAGGGCCAAAGCTAACCGTATATTTGAAACTGCAGCGCAACGCATGGCTGATAACGGCTGGCACACTAAAGAATGGCTACCGCACAACTACTGGTGGAAAAGCACAGCCTGCAATGATATACGCTGGCCTGAGATTGTGGCCCGTGCAAATCAGATTGTTAAAGACCGCAAGGCTGCAACTGCAGTTAAGCTTGTGGCCCGTGAAACGTTTAAGCCAGCTAAGCCTATGATATTCAAGGCAAATACTACTCTTGTGAATATACCTAGTAATACAAGCGCAGGTGGCAGTACATTTAAAAAAGATTCGAAAGTTAGCCAGGTTGCAGAGCTATTAACCTACAGTGACGGCAAGAAGTTTTACCGCACACAATACAGCAAAGACAATAATATTCTTAAGGGCTTTGGTGCTAGCAAGCTAAAAGATGTTGTGCCGCCTAAACCAGAGTGGGTTTTAAACCTAGTAGACATTAAAGACATTAAGCTTAGCGTGCTGCCTGCAGACGGTGTACCAGTGTTTGATTTTAATACTGGCAAGTTCAAGCCTGAAAGTGTTATACCAAAAGGCACCAATATTGACATAGCAAAAACAACTAAGGTTGGCGGCAATGAATATATCATTACTAACTACAGCGTGACTAACGGCCTGCCACACGGTATTCTGCGCAGCGCATTAGGTGTGCCAGTTGTGCCGCCAGTTGCAGATAAACCTGAGTGGCTAGAAAACTTAGAAGACATTAAAGATGTAACCATGTACGCCCGTGCAGATGCGCCAGTGATTAACTTTGAAAACGGCACAACCGTTAGCACTATCAAATTAAATACGCCCGTAGAGATAGCAGAAGCCACAGAATGGCACGGCCAGCCGCATTTGATAACCAAGTGGGCTGCAGGCCAGAAAGCGCCACACGGCATTGCTGTGCTGCATTTGAGTGACAAGCCAATAGAAGAGCCAACTAAGCCAGTAGAGCCAGCGCCAGTGCAGCCAGTGCTTGAACCAGTACCGCCAATTTACACAATGATATTAAAATTAATTGCCACAGTGCTAAGAGCGCTAGGCGTAAAGGATTAAATAAAATGACACCTACAAAAACACCACAAGAAATTAAGACAAGTGTGATACGCACAGTAACGCCTATGGTTGTAGGTTTTGTTGTAGCCATACTAGCAGCACGGGGCATTGAGGGTGATGCTGAATTTAAAGCAAACCTATTTGCCACAGCGCAGCTATTGGTTAGCGGCGTGTACTACGTGGTAGTGCGCTTTATTGAGATCAAGTACCCGAAGTTTGGCATACTGCTAGGCGTTGCAAAGTCACCAGAGTACACAACCGGCGAATAAACTGCTATACTACGCAAGTAGTACTGTAGAGTTTTTGCGAGTTTGCCCTTCATTTTCTCTTGATACAGTGCGAGCATGACACAGCTTTTTAACCTAGATGCGCAAGACACCCTACGGGGTGTTTTTTGTTTATGCTAATATTGAGATATGAAAACACTACTAACATTTATTGGCGGCATGGCCCTAGGCGCATTGCTGCTGTACGCTTTCTTGTGGTACCAGGTTATTGGCAAGGTAGATGAAACATTTTGCCAGATTAGAAGCGGCGGCGTGACTATTGAACGTGAAGCATATTGCAAGAAACTACTTGACAACTAAAGACGCTTATGCTATTATGTAAGTACAGTTAAATAAAAATAAACTAAAAACTGTAATACAACCCTACTAGTGATATACGCCGTGCGAACCAAGCAAAGGTAAGCCAATAAGACGAACAAGCTAGACTGCATAGGGTTGTTTTTTATTGCCGTGCGCTATATGTGGCGTATGGACAGCAACCAGCAATTTGCGCTATACTGATAGCACTGTTGTTACGTATGACTACCTAGCAGCAGTACAGAAATAGTTACTATAAGTGAGGGTATTGCTTGTATTATTTGCTGTGGCTTGGTATAATTAAACTCAGTCATACGTAGCAAATCTTAATGCAAGACAGCACCCCGCAAAGGTGCTTTTTTGTTTGGTACGGCCAGGCGAGGGTTGCAAATACCCAGCAGACAGCCAGCAGTTGAAAGGCTGCAGAACGTATTGCTACACAGCTAGATAGCCACTAGCACCACAATTTGTACGAGGGCTAGGCGTATGGCCCGTTATACGCCCACTGCACTGCATGCACAACTGCAAAGGTTTGAACAGCGCCTTACCTACAAGCTGTAGAACATTAACAAATAAGGGTTTAGCCAATATATGAAAGCCACGCATTAAAGCATCTAACATATAGGCAACCCCACGAATAGACCACTGACCGCATGGCATTTGTTACTGCAGGTAGTGTGCATCTTGGTAGGTAGCCTAGCCCGCAGGGCATTGAAACTGACGGGTTTATTAGCATGCCAATTTATAACAGAGGTACATAAAAAACATGTTGACAGCCAAGACGTTAAAGCTATATACTGTAAGTACAAACATAATGAAAGGGCAATAAAATGTTTAAGGAATTTATAAAAAACTATAGAGAGCATAGACAGATACGCAAGCTAATTAACAGGCTTGAAGATAAGCTACTATTAAAAACTGTTGATGCAGTGAAAGAAGTAGAGCATGAGAACCCTGGCCAGTATGTTACAGCAGCAGGTGTTGACTATATACGTGCAAGAATTGCTGCATAGAATGAGCATGACACTTGAACGTGCTAGAGCGCTTGAATTAGAAGCCAAGAAAAACGGCGGGCGCTGCACAAATTGTGAGCAGCAAATAAACATTTACGTGTATGGCATTAGCCGCACAATGGTTAAGGTGCTGCGTGTTATGGCCGCCAGCAAAGTAGAGCATAGAGGTGACCATGCTATTGATGTTGAAGATCTAGGACTTAAACACAGTGAGCGCACACAGCTAACTAAAATGCGCTTTCATGGACTGGTAGCCAAGTACAAAGATGACGGTAAACAGATACCCCGCCACTGGTTAATTACTACCAAGGGCTGGCAATTTCTAGGCCGTGAAACAGTGCAAGAAAAAGTAGTGGTTCTTAATAACCAGGTGCTTGGCCATGAGGGTGATTTAATTGCAATGAAACGTGTAGATGGTGAAGCTGATGATATAGAGCAGCGGCCAGTTACAGAAGCAGAAGCCCGCACCTACAGCAATGTGCGTGTGCCAGTAAAAAACCAAGTGCTAACCTGTGAGTACGTGGGCAAAAGCCACACTGCGACAGGCCACCAAACTGGTGATACAGTAGAATTAACAATTGAACGCATGCAAGTTGGCAGGCCAATTAAGGTGCTTAAGCCTTTGGAGGGTGAGTACCGTGACATTGCAGCGTTTGCTAAGAAGTGGAAAGTTGTAGAGTAATGGCATTTATAGATAACATACCCGCATACCATGAAGCTATGCTTAAAGAGTTAACGGCGCTAGAGGGCAAAGTTGCTGACACGTACCTATTGCTAGAAGCGCACTACCAGGCAGAAGAGTTTGCAGGCCATGATTGTGATTGTGAATATTGTGAGAGCCAGGGTATTAAGCGTGGTGATATTATGCCGCCTGAGCTATTTGAAGCCACAGAAAAAGAAGCAGAAAAACATAAGATTAATGTTGATGAACACAAGGCAGCAGTGCGCCGCCTAGAACGTTACAGCGATGCAGTTAAAAGACCTATAGCTAAAATCAAGCGTCTAAAAAACTAATTTAAAAACTCGCTTGCAATAAAGACGTTACTGCTATATTATTGAAGTACCATTTAACGAAAGGGCAAACAATGGCAGATGAAAATGCTGTAGCTAATACAGCGCCAAAAGAATTAACAGAAGCGCAGCAACGTGCTGCAAAAACGAGAGATAAGAAAAAAGTTATACGCCGCCGCTATGGTGAGTTTATACCTAAGGGCGGTGACCCCGTAGCATTTTACAAACAGTGGAAAGCAAGTATATTTGCAGACCCTGATGATGCAGATGATGAAACAATGTACTTTGTGTTGGCCCAGGCTAACGCACTAGGCATTGACCCTACTGTGCCAAAGCAGATTTATGCGCTGCCGTTCAATACTAAGAACAAAAAAACGCAGCAGTATGAAAAAAAGTACAACATAGTTATTGGCATTGAAGCCATGATTGCTATTGCTGACCGCACAGGCCAGTACGGCGGTACTACTAAACCTGAATATGAATATGCTATTGACCAGGACGGCAAGGCCCAGCTAGATGCTTTAATTAGCTGTACTATAGGTGTGCATAAGATTGTACAAGGCGTGCTAGTGACCAGTGAGCAAACAGTATATTTTGAAGAGTACACAACGGGGTATAACCTGTGGAAAAGCAAACCAAAAACTATGTTAAAAAAGGTGGCCCTGGCGCATGCGCTGCGTGCTACGTTTAGTGCATTAAAAGCTGTGAATATATCAGAAGAGCTTGAGCGTGGTGATGTGATTGAGCAGGACGGCAACGGCAATGTAATTGAAACAAACACCACTGCAGCCCTGCAGAGCAAGGCTAAAGCCTGCAAAACATTAGATGAGCTGCAAGTGTACAATGACAGCCTGAGTGCTGCTGACAAGGCTAAGGCACGGCCATACATTGAAGCTAGATTTAACGAGATAGGCTAATGCGCTACGTTGAAACAAAACAGCGCAGTGATGAATGGTTTAAACTGCGGCTAGGCAAGGTGACTGGTAGCCGCATTAAAGATGTTGTTGGCATGACAGCTAGCGGCCAGTACTTAAAAAAGCGTGAAGACTACAAGCGTGAGCTAGTGAGTGAGCGCATTGTTGGCATACTTGGCCGCAAAGATGTGTACGTTACACCTGCCATGCAGTGGGGTACTATGAATGAAGATGCTGCACGCACAACCTACATGTTGCGCACCCGCAACAAAGTCACAGAAGAGGGCTTTTGTATTTGGCAGCGTGAAGATGATAACGGCAACATGAAAGACCTTGCTGTTGGTGTGAGTACAGACGGCCTGGTTAATGATGACGGCAACCTAGAGGTTAAATGTTTAGAGAGCCACAACCACCTGTACAAAATCATTAGAGAAAATATGCAGTTTGATGCAGAAGACCAGCTTGTGCGCACACTACCAGAAGAGTTTAAGGCGCAAGTGCAGGGCCAGCTAATGGTTACTGGCCGCCAGTACTGTGATTTTGTAGGCTATGACAGCCGTGTGCCAGTGGGCTTAGATTTATTTGCGCTGCGTGTTGAGCGTGATGAAGATTACATAATGTTTTTAGAGTACGAAATACTGCAGTTTTTGGCAGAGGTTGAGCGAGATTTTAAATACTTCTTGCAGTACCTGCCTATTGCAGAGCGTGTGTGCCTAGAGTGCGGCGTTGTATTTGTTGACCAGGTGAGTGCCTGCGGTGACTGTATGAGCGGCAACACACAGATGACTGAGGTGCTGCAAGCGCCTAAGTATAAACTTACAGGAGTTGAAGAGCTGCTGCAGGTGGGCAAGGCATAAGCGTATTTGAAATACGTTAGTGTTATTGCTACAATATAAATACCAATAAATGAAAGGGTAAATTATGGGCAAGAAATTAACTCAAGAGCAGTACAACTACTCAAAGATAGTGCTAGACAGAACAAAAGCTAACGGCAAAGATTACACGTATACAGTTGCTGCAGCAGCTAAGGTAGCAGGCATAGGTGAAATGACAGCCCGCCGCATACGTAAAAGCAAAAACTATAAAAGCTATGAAGCACTTAGCCGTAATAGCAAAATCACAACCGCAGAGCGCAAGCTTATGAAGACTGGCATGACACTAAAAGAAGCCCGTGACAGCATGACTGTTGCGCAGCCAGAAGACGGCGGCCATGAGTTGCAGAATGAAAACAGCCAGTTTATGGCAAACAACCAAGACGGTGACAGTGTGCCTATTGAGGAAGCAACGCCAACAGTAGACGGTGAAGTTAGTGATAGCATCACGCAGCTAGACCCGCCAAAGCCGCCACACCAATATCCAAGCATGACTGGTGTATACATAACTGCAGTAGCTGTTTTGGGGCTAGCGGTATATGGTGGGCTTGCACTTATCAGACTAATATTTTAGAAAGTAGAACCTATGGAAAATTTAACGCCTGCGCAAAAGCGTGAGCAAACTATGGTGGCCCGTTACGGCAAAGACTGGCGCATTGTAGTTGGCCAGCGTGCTAAAGAAGCACGTGAAGCCAAGCACGGCGTAGAGCAATACAGCAAGGCTGGCGTGAAAGGTGGGGGCAAGCCCCGCCCTAACTCTAGGCCATTTAAAAAAGACCGTGACCTGGCAAGCCGTGCTGGTAAAAAAGGCAGCACTAATAGGTGGGGTAAATGATTTTAATAAAAATGATTTTAGTTTTTATTTTGATGCTGCCAGCTATATTGCTTACAGGTTTAATTTGGCTGCTTGGCGGCTGGACTATGGACGAATGGACTAGGCCGAACCCAGCAATGGCACTTGTCGGTTGGCTAAACGTATGACAGAGAAACAGGTTGCATTGTTAGCCAGCCAGATGATACAGACCAAGTACCCCACAATTAGATTTAGGCACGACTTAGCTGCAGATTTAAAACTAACTGTGGGCCAGGCCCGCCGCAACAAAGCATTGAACCCGCACAGGGGCTTTCAAGATTTAACCGTGTTTGCTGCTAGAGGTGGCTGGCACGGTTTGTGCGTTGAGCTTAAAAAGCCAGGTGAAAATATATATGCAACCCGCACTACCAAGTGGGGCGGCTATGCAACAGAACACCTACAAGAGCAGGCAGAACACCACACGTTGCTGCGTAAAGAAAAATACTGTGCAGAGTTTGCAGTTGGCATTGATCAATTTGAGAGCTTGCTAGAATGGTATATGGACGGGTGCAAAGGCCCGCTGGTGCTAGAGCGTAGCAGTGACGGCAAGCAAAGATTTACTAATACTGAAAGCGGAGAAATATTTTAATGGATAATAAACAACCAGAACAACTAACACACCAAGATGCACAGGTTATGATTGCCTACATGGTGCATATGAACAAGCAATTAAACTTGACTATGAACGCCAGTAACCTAGCATCTGTGGCTGCAGCAGGTAGCCTAGATAAAGAAAGCGCAAAGCGTGTACGTGAGCAGGCCCAGGCGCTTGGCGTAGAATTTGAACGCAATGACGGCAGGCTTGCAGCGATACTGCAGAACATACTAGACCCTGAAATTAGGGCGCAGAATGAAGCCGTTAGGAAAGCTGCAGCCGGTGAAACAGATAAAAAGAAATAGCATAAACGTATTGACTATTAAAGACGCTTATGCTAGTATTGCTGTATGGTTAACTAATAAAACGAAAGGGCAAACCATGAAAGAAACAAATAAAAAAACAACAAAATCAAATAAGAAACCCGCAGCAGGAAAGCTAAAAGCTTTTGGCTTTGGTATACTAGGGCTGTTAATGCTTGTGGTAGTTATGAGCATTGCATTTAGCAGCTATGTAGTTTGGGCAGGTACTACAGGTACTACGCCAAAGTTATTGCTGGTGCCGCAGATTGTATTTGCAGCCGCCAACTTACTAGCTGTATTCATTTTTGCAGCAGTAGCTGTAAGTAAAACTAACGATAATTAGAGGGAGTAACCAAGGCGCAGAGATTGACAGCCCCCGCTAACGCCGTGATTATGAAACGATTTATATTTGCAGCCGTTGCTGTGTGCCTAGTGGTAGGGTACGCATCACTTGCAATACAGACCGCAGTGAACACCACAGAAAATATTGAGCTGCAAGAAGTGCAACTTAAGAGCAACATTACAGAGTTAAAAGATTTGCAGTTGAGGTATGACAACTTAAACGTTGAGCTAGACCACACTGAAAATAAAACAGAAGAGCAGATTAAAAAACTGCAGACTGAAAAAGAAGAGCTTGAAGCAGAGCGTATACGCCTAGAAGCAGAGTTGCTAGCTAAGCGTGAACGCCAGCAGCAGGCTGATGAAGCAAGTAGAGTGGCCATTAACACTGGCGCGCTAACGCAAACAGCAAGCGCTGCGCCTGCAAGGGCCGCACCAACTGGCAATAAGGCAGCCTGGCTAGCAGCCAGCAATATACCTGAGAGCCAATGGTGGGCAGTAGATAGCATTGTTAGCCGTGAGAGTGGCTGGAACCCGTGCGCATATAACCCAGGGCGCAGCAACTGCAACCTGAGTGCCGCACAAGTCAATGCTTTTTGTACTACCACTGACCGCAACGGCTGTGCAGTAGCATGTGGCCTAGGGCAGTCGCTACCGTGTGGAAAGTGGGGCAGCAATTGGACTGACCCCGTAGCACAGCTAAATGCGCAGTACAGGTATGTTAATGATAGATACGGTGGGTACCCGCAAGCAGTAGCATTTTGGAACCAAAATTCATGGTACTAAATACCACTGGTATTAGGTTGAGTTTAAAGAGTTGTTTAGGTAGCCCCGCAACAGGGGCTATTTTTTATTAAAAAAGTATTTGACATAAAGACGTTACTGCTATACTATTAAGGTATCAATAACGAAAGGGCAAACCATGAAGAAATTTACAATAGGGCAAACAGTACAATACGACTACGACCAAGACCGCACAAGGACAGGTGAAGTAGTTGAGTATAATGAAACCAAGAACCGTTACCGTGTTTTTTGGCACACTGAAACTAGCAAGCGCAGCAGCACTTGGACTGGCAACCCTAATAAGCGCACCTGGATAAAAGCAGAAACATTAAGGGCAGAGGGGTAAAATCATGGCAAAAATATACGAAATTAAAGAGGTAGAAAAAGACGGCAAAAAGTTTTACTACCCTACAATAAATGACCTGCGGCTTAATGGCATGGACTATGAACTTAAGGCAGATGCAGAGGGCCTAGCAGAAGCTGCTATTAAGCAGTATGGTGAAGAGTACCTAGAGCGAAAGGCTAAATAGATATGAAAATTACAAAAGAATTTTACCAGGCAGTGATTGAGTTTAGTGACTATGACCACGCTGCACCTGCAGATGATTTGACCCGCACACAAGACCTTGCCCGCTTTGGCTGGTGCAAAGTTTGTGACACTGGTTTTAAGCCAGGTGGTGATGCTGACCGTGAGCGCTTAGTGCAGGTTGGTATATGCAAGCCGTGTGATTTTAATATGCGATTATTCAACATGCGCAATGACAAAGAAACAGCACGCATTAACGGCCAGCACTACCGTGTTGCATGCCAACTTGAAACAACGATTACTGCAACAGACAGCCTAGATGACATGGTTGAGAAGATGCGCAAGCAGAACCCTGGCCGCCAGGGGCTTGGTATGGGTGGCGAGATTAACATTATAAGATTTGCTGACGGGCGCACAATAATGACTAACGACCTATGGCACCAAGGCGCTGTGCCTGAAACTATGGCACACCTAATGCCAGACAATGCTGAGTTTGTGAAATGAGTGACTATACATTTAAGCAGGAGTGCAGCAGCTGCGAACAGAAGCCAATAATTAAACAGACTGGCATGTGTTCAACCTGTACCTTTGGTGAGCGCAGCAGCATGTGGGAATGGCTAGACACTAAGCTTAGCTTTGAAGAGCGCAAGCTAGCCGTTGATTGCACTATGGCAATGTTTAATGAGGTTGACCTGATTGAAGATGATAACAGCGTTAACCCTATTAAGGCAGCCTTGCTGCATATTGACCAGAGTGTTGTTGACAAGGTAGAGAAGCTAATAGATAGCGTGGAAAAATGAGCCAACAGATTGACCCTAAACTATTAAAAGTTGTGGCGCTTGCTAAGGACGGCATAGGCGGTGAGAAGACCACAGCGCTTAAAATTGTTAAGCGTATCTGTGCAGAAAAAAACCTAGACTTTGATGATGTGATGAATGGCACAGAAATAGTTGAGTACGTGCTAGATGTACCGTATAGGAGCGCAGCAGAGCAAACAGTGCTGCGGCAGATTGTAGTGCATTTTGCATTGACTCAAGATAACCAAGAATTATTTGATAGCCCTAAGCACAAAATGTTTATGTATAAAACTACGCCAGCCAAGCATATAGAAACGCTTAACGCTGCTGCAGTTTATTTGCGGGCATTTAGAGCAGAGCGCAAGAAGTTTTTAAATGACCTGACTGATGCCTACATTCACAAGCACAGCCTGTACCCACAGTTTGAAGTTGATGCAAAAAAGAAGACACCAAAAGAGCCACTAGACCTAGACAAGATACGCCGCCAGCTTTCACTGGCCAGCAACATGGACGATGTAAACGTGCGCAAACAAATTGGTAAATAAATACTAGACAAATACGTTAATGCTATAGTACTATGATAGTACCAAATAACGAAAGGGCAACATGAGCAAACAAACAAAAGAAGAGAAGCTGGCCGAGTACAAGGCTAAGCTTAGTGCAGATGATGCGCCAGAACCACAGGCGGCTGCACCAGCAGCGGCAAAACCTGCAAAGGCTAAGAAACCCGCAGCGCCAAAAAAAGAAGCACTGGCGGCCTTAGATGCGGCCAATGACAAAGAGATTGTTGAGTTAACTGGCATACCAGCAGACACTGCACTTGCATTTGTAGAGCTAGCAGAAGAGCGTGGCCTTGATTTGAACAGAGTAGAAACACTAATGCAAGCGTATGGTGACAACTACGCAGAGGTGCTGCAACTAGCAGACGGCTTTGACAGCATTGTTATTGAAGATGTTAATGATGCTGCAGGTATGGCCAGCGCACGCAAGGCACGCTTAGCTATACGCCAGGTGAGAATTGATACCGAGAATAAGCGCATACAGTTAAAGGCAGACAGCTTGCGTGAGGGCAAGGCTATTGACGGCATGGCTAATATCATTAAAGATATTGCAGAGCCAGCAGAGAAACACCTGCAGCTGCAAGAAGACTACGCCAAAGTGGTAGAGCAGAAGCGCCTAGATGATTTGAAAGCCACCCGTATTGCAGAGCTTGGTGAGTACATGGAAAACGTACAGGTGTTTAACCTAGCAGAAATGCCAGAGCCACAGTACCAGGAAATTTTACAGGGTGCGATTGCTAAGAAAAAACAGGCAGAAGTTGATGCTGCAGCAGAAGCTAAAAAGCTAGAAGATGAACGCCTGGCAGAAGTGGCCCGCCAAGAAGAGCGTGACAAAGTTGCGCAAGAGAATATGGTTGCTGCTGAGAAAGCCCGCAAAGAAGCCGAGGTTGCCAAAAAAGAAGCTGATGATGCCAAAGCTGAACTGCAGAAAAAAGCTGATGATGAAGCCGCAGCGCAGGCTGTAGAAGACCAGAAGCAGGCAGACATTGACAAGGCCGCCGCTGATGCAGCCAAGGCACCAGACATTGACAAGCTAGATGCAATGGCACAGAAAGTAATTGACCTTGGTGTTGAATTTAAAGGCATAGAATTTGCTGATGAAAACGCCAAGCACGTTGCTGAAAACACACTGGACTTGCTGCGCAAAACAGTTGCATATATTAAAGATAACGCCAAGAAAGTTTAGACATGAGTATTACACCAGAAGAGTTTAAAGACCAAAGCGGGCCAATGACATGCGTGATAACAATACAGGGCAATAGCGCCAATGAGTTATTTGCTGCAGGCCCTGTAGATTTGCGTGATTACTTCTTAAAAGAGTACCTGCACGTTGAGCCTAGTGACGTTAAGCATATACAGTTTACGCAATTGAAGCAGTTAGGTGAGCCGCTTGGCCCGCAGATAGTACACAAAGATAATTTTTAAAATATAAAAACTCTTATGGTACTATTTTAGTAACAAAACGAAAGGGTATAAAATGAAGACAGTTAGCTTAAGAAGAGGTGCAAAACAACAGACAAAACACCATTTTTTTAATTCAGAATTTGGTGCAGCCAGTGATACACACCTAGAGCTGCGCCGCAACCCCGCCTATAAATTTGGCCTGCGCCGTGACTGGCATGACAGGCTAGAGTATGTGACAGACCCCGTGAAGCCAGTTGACGTAAAGCTAGCCCGTGACCTAGGTGAGATTGGCCTAACATACAGCGCTGTGCTTGATGACAGCAGCCGTATTGACCATTTGCTTGATGACATTACAGGTATAGCAATACACGCAGGGCCAGAGATAAGTGACCAAGCGCTTGAGGTTGCAACGGCATTGGCTGCTACTAAAGGCATTATAGATTTTATTAAAACAACATATTAGGGGGCGGCATGCAAAATAAAGAACTTACACCAGTGGGAATTAAGCACAGAATTATTGAGCTTGAAGATGACATTGATGCTTGTAAAACTAAGATTGATAGCGGCACAGTAACTGGCCTTGAAGCCAAGCAGCTTAACAGACTGATGCACCTATTCATGGCAACTAAAGATAAGCTGCAAAGTGAAATAGCATAATGAATGAACACACTAAGATTGGCGTTAGCAGGACAACACACCAGCTAGTTAAAGACATAGCCAAACACGAACACCGCAGCATGGCAGACCAGGTTGCTTATTGGGCCGCTGACTACATGAGTAAAGAAGATTGGAAACACAAAACAACTATACCTAAAGTAAAAATTGCAAATACAAAACCAGCAGTAACTAAGAACGGGCAAAAGAATGAAAGCCGTAGTTAGTAACATGTTTTATGTATCAGTAATTTTAAGCGCATTTGCAGCAATGGCATTAATCACAATAACGGCCAGCCTGCTAATTAGCCTTAAGAGTTTAGAGGTTTACATTACTTACGTGTGGCAGCCAGAAACAGAGCAGGTGCAGCATGCAAACTAAAGATTTAGATATTGTCTATATTGTGCGACCTGGCGAAGTTAACGAAGAGTTGAGGTATAGCCTACGTAGCGTGGCAAAAAATGGGATATAGAAGAAGTAATACTTGAGGCATTTGGCGAAAGAGTTGATAAGGAACACGATTGGATTGTAAAAATCCGTAGTTACATACACCAGCTAAACCAAAAAGTGATGCTCGCATCAAGTGGCAGAGTTGATGACTTTTTTGTATTAGACGGTATAGACGTTTACGTTAATCCAAAATACTTCAATCTGTAAATAGAGAGTTATCCACAGATTTAAATGGTTTAAATACAGCCATCTTCTTAATGGGTTATATGCAAGGACAGAGTAACCAGAAGAAAAGAAAAGATGTAAAGGATAGCGTACCTGAATTGAATGGTCAGGCACTTCACAACTTGGTCGGTTTCTTTGACGTGCTTATTCAAATGGACCTTGCTCAAAAAGTAAGTAATGAAATAAGGAGCAAAGAAGATGACAGTGATTTACAAAGTAATTCAAAAAACACTACGAAAACTGATTGATTATTTGATGACTTGTTGGCTATGGTCAAACAAACGTCAAAAACAGGCTGAGGAACGTAAGAGATGCAAATAAGTGAAGTAACTCTAATACCAGTTAAACCTGTGAATGGTCTAGTAGCATTTGCCAGTTGCGTTATAGATAGCGAACTGTTTATTGGCTCTATCGGCGTTCATAAACGGCTTGATGGCTCTGGTTATCGCATTACCTACCCTACGAAAAGGATAGGCTCAAAACAGCTCAATTATTTTCATCCGTTGTCTAAACAGACAGGAAATTTAATTGAACAAGCGATAACTAAAAAATGCTTTGAGATATTTGAAAGAAGTGATGAACAATATGATAGACACGGTAAAACTGCTCATACCAATTTATGACCCTATGATGTTAAGACGTGGTGCGTTTAGACCAATGAGCGTTGAGCAAATTGCCAATAGTCGTGGTCTAGCGATGACATATCTTAATCCATCTAAGGTTTACGCAAAACAAGGTAAGTATATGC